TAATAATCGCTGGCAAAGTTGGCTACCAGAAGTATATTCAGGTCAACCAAACCGTGTTGAGCGTTATACTCAGTATGATCAAATGGACCAAGACAGTGAGATTAACGCAGCACTAGATACTATTGCAGAGTTTAGTACACAATTAAACCCAGAATCAAATTTGCCTTTTGAAATTAATTATAAAACAGCTCCAACTGACTCGGAAGTAAGTGCATTAGAAACTACATTAAAGCAGTGGGTTGCTATTAATAACTTTGAACGTAGAATATTTACTATGTTTAGATCTTGTATTAAGTATGGTGATCAATTCTTTATCAGAGATCCAGAAACATATAAACTTATCTTTGTACAACCGGGTGACATTGCTAAAGCAATTGTTAACGAAAGCGAAGGCAGAGAAATTGATCAATATGTTATTAAAAATATAGCACTTAACTTACATGACTTAGTAGCAACTGATACTAAGAAACATTCAGATGCAACCGCAGTAAATCCAACAACTGGTTATACAGTTGGTAAAGGAAACTCGGGCATCGTTACACCAAATTCATCAGGTGGACAAAATTCAGAATTTGCCGTTGATGCTAAACATGTAGTACATGTTAGTTTATCAGACGGAATGAATGGCAACTGGCCATTTGGCGACAGTATATTAGAACCAGTGTTTAAAGTATACAAACAAAAAGAATTATTAGAAGATAGTATTATTATCTATCGTGTACAAAGAGCTCCAGAGCGTAGAGTATTTTATGTTGATGTTGGTAACATGCCAGCACATAAGGCAATGAGCTTTGTTGAAAGAGTTAAAAATGAAGTACACCAAACACGTATTCCAAACAGCAGTGGCGGTGGTACTAAAGTAGTTGATGCGGCTTATAACCCGTTATCAATAATGGAAGACTACTTCTTTGCTCAAACGGCAGAAGGGCGTGGATCTAAAGTTGAAGTATTACCGGGTGGTGAAAACCTTGGTGAGATTGATGATTTAAAGTACTTTAATAACAAGTTAATGCGTGGACTTCGTGTACCAACATCGTACCTTCCTACTGGAAGTGAAGACGGTATTGCGGCGTTTAATGACGGACGAATTGGTACTGCAATGATCCAAGAATTCCGTTTTGCAAAATATTGCGAAAGATTACAACTAACATTACAACAGTCTTTAGACCACGAGTTTAAATTATTCTGTAAGCACAGAGGTGTTGATGTTAGTGCTAGTTTGTTTAATTTAACATTTAGTGAACCACAAAGTTTCTCACAATATAGAACAATTGAAATTGATGCTCAAAAGGCAAACCTATTCAGTTCTATTGAAGGAGTCCCATACTTATCTAAGAGATTTATTCTTCAAAGATACTTGGGCCTTAACGAAGAAGAAATGGTTGAGAACGAAAGAATGTGGAAAGAAGAAAACCAAGCAGGCAATCAACCAGCCGGAACAGCAACAGGCGACTTGGGCGGAATGGGTCTTAGAGGCTCAGATGTAGATAGCTTTGAACCTACTGATGTAGGAGCAGAGAATGCCGGAGACGAAGGATTAGATGATCTACCAACAGACGGTGGCGATGCCGCAGGTGGAGATACAGGAGTACCAGACGATGCGATTTAATGAATTAGCACAAAACGAACAAGATGATAACTTCAATAAATGGGACGAGGATGATACTCGTAGACCTAAATTGACACTAAAACATCTAAACAAAATGCGTAATAGACGCGAAATGACTCGTAGTGAGCATGCAGATAAAGTAGAAGATGTGCAACTACAGTACGGCGCTAGCCCCGAAGCATAGTAAGTAATATACACTTATAATGCACAAAACCCTAACCGTGGCATCAAAACCGCGGTTTTTTTTGTATTTAAGACATCTTGCTCTATGCCAAGACTAAATACACATGTTATAACCTTTAAAGGAGAATGTCAAATGAGTACTCGCGAACGTTATATTAAAGTAATTGAAAGCCTAGTTAATGGTGAAGAAGCACAAGCATCGGATCTATTACACGAAGCATTCGTAGAAAAAGCACGTGAAATCTGGAATGACCTAGTCGAAGCTGACGAAGTTGTTGAAGATGAAGTTGCAGAAGAAGAAATAGATGAAGCGATCGGCGGAGAAAAAGCTGACGACTTTATTGACGACATCGAAGAAGATGATGAAGAAATCGAAGCAGAAGAAATGTACGGTGAAGATGAAGACGGCGAAGACGCTCCTGAATCAGATCTAAGCGACCCAGAAGCTGAAATGGAATTATCAGACGAAGATGGCGACATGGACTTTGACGGTGATGGTGAAGAATCAGCACACGAAGAAGAGCATGAAGAAATTGAAGATAAGTTAGTAAACGTCGAAGACGCACTAGCAGATCTTAAAGCAGAATTTGCCAAAGTTATGGGCGATTCAGAAGAAGAAGCTATGCCAGAAATGGAACCAGAAATGGAACCAGAAATGGACATGGAACCAGAAATGGAAGAATCAGTATATGAAGAAGCTGATTCAGATTCAGATGATGAAGCAGAAGAACTTGAAGAAGCGGCATCTTTAGATAAAGTAGGCAAAGACGGTGCAATACACCCAGTTGATATGCCAGCAGGCGATGATGGTAAATCATCACCAGTTGCAGGTAAAAACGACATGGGCGGTAAAGCAGTTGATATGTCTAAAAAATCTGGAGACGGTGCAAGCAAAGGTCTAACAGACGCTGCAAAAGATATGAATGTAACTCACCCAGGTGATGGTGCAAAATTATCAGCAGAGACTAAAGGACACGGCGCTGAGAAAAAAGGCAAGGCTAACTAATTATGCTTACACTTAAAGAGAACCTATCATTCGATCAAGCAAAAATCATTACTGAGTCAGATCAGGAAGGTAAAAACTTGTTTATGCAAGGTATCTTTGTACAAGGTGACAAGCGTAATCAAAATAGTAGAGTTTATCCAGTTACAGAAATTTCGAGAGCCGTTAAGGCAATACAAGAAAAAATTGAAACTGGTTATTCAGTATTAGGCGAAGCAGATCATCCAGATGATTTGCAAGTCAATTTGGACCGTGTATCTCACATGATTGAAAAAATGTGGATGGACGGCCAAGACGGTTATGGTCGTTTAAAACTGTTACCTACTCCAATGGGAAATATTTGTAAAACCCTTTTAGAAAATGGAGTAAAACTTGGCGTTTCGTCAAGAGGTAGTGGTAATGTAGCAGAAAGCGGTAATGTCAGTGATTTTGAAATACAAACTGTTGATATTGTTGCTAATCCAAGTGCCCCGGATGCATATCCAGATCCTCTATATGAGCAGATCATGAATGGACACCGTGGTAATATTTTATTGGATGTTGCAACCGCAGTAAAAGACGACACAATAGCAAATCAATACCTCCAGAAGGAAGTATTAAAGTTCATTGAAAAACTAAACATTAGGAGAAGCTAAATGGCTAATAATGCAATAGAACAACTCCTAAGTTCCGAAGTCCTTTCTGAGGAAGTGCGTTCAACACTTTCAGAAGCATGGGAAGAACGTTTAACAGAAGCTCGAGAAGAGATCACTGCTGAATTACGTGAAGAATTCGCTAACAGGTACGAAACTGATAAGACATCAATGGTGGAAGCACTAGATGCCATGGTATCAGATACGATTAATACCGAATTGAAAGAATTTGCAGCGGACAAAAAAGCGGCAGTAGAAGCTCAAGTTGAGTATAAACGCCAAATTTCGCAACATGCAGAAATACTTGATAAGTTTGTTATGGAAACACTTAACAAGGAAATTACAGAACTACGCAAAGACAGAAAGCTACAAGAAGGCAACTTTGAGAAGCTAGAAGATTTTGTGATGGAACAACTTACTTCAGAACTTAATGAATTCCATAGTGACAAGAAAGACCTTATTGAACAAAAGGTAAAACTTGTTGCAGAAGGTAAAGAAATGATTAATCAAGCTAAAACTGATTTCATTGACAAAGCTTCAACTAAATTAGCTAGTATTGTAGATACAACGTTATCAACAGAACTAGGTACATTGAAAGAAGATATAAAGCAAGCAAAAGAAAATATGTTTGGACGTAAACTGTTCGAAACTTTTGCAGCTGAGTTTATGAGTTCACATATAGCTGAAGGAACACATATTTCTAAACTTTCAAAAGAACTTTCAGATGCGAAGATTCAAATTGAAGAATCGCAAAAAGAAATTGCAGATAGAGAGGCAAAAATTATTATAGAAACTAATAAAGTTACTAAAATTAATGAAAGCCGTGAGCGTGAGTCAGTTATGTCTGAACTAATGTCTCCACTATCTAAAGATAAGCGTGAATTAATGAATAACTTACTTGAAAGCGTAAGCACAAGTAAACTAAAAGCTCAATTCAACAAATACTTACCAACAGTATTAAATGAATCAAGCCCAGTTAAATCACAAAAACTAACAGAATCACAGAAGACTGTGATTACCGGTAACAAGGCAGCAACTGCAAATGAAACTGCAAATGAAGCCGAAATTATTAACCTTAAAAAGTTAGCAGGAATCAACTAAGGAGAATTCCAAATGACACAGAATCTATTTGAAAATTGGGCTGTAACTAAAGACGCCCTTACAGATGGTTTAACAGGTAACAAAAAGGTTGTTATGGAGTCAGTTCTAGAAAACACTAAGAGCTATCTTTCAGAATCAGCCGCAGCTGGTAGCACAATGGCAGGTAACGTAGCATCACTAAACAAAGTGATTCTTCCAGTTATTCGTCGTGTTATGCCAACAGTTATCGCGAACGAACTAGTAGGTGTACAACCTATGACAGGTCCAGTAGGACAAATCCACACTTTAAGAGTAAGATATGGCCAAACAGCAGCTGGTGTAACAGCTGGTGATGAAGCACTATCTCCTTTCGCAATTGCAAAAGGTTACTCAGGTGACGCAGCAACAGGTGGACCGACTTCAACTTCAGCTCTAGAAGCAGAAGCAGGTCGTAAACTTTCAATCCAAGTATTGAAACAAACTGTTGAAGCAAAAACACGTAAATTATCAGCACGTTGGACATTTGAAGCGGCACAAGATGCTAATTCAATGCACGGCTTAGATGTTGAAGCAGAAATCATGCAAGCACTTGCACAAGAGATTACTGCTGAAATCGACCAAGAAGTAATTGGTTCATTACGTTCATTAGCAGGCGCGGCTACAGATACTTTTGATCAAACAGCGATTGCAGCGAAGCACACAACAACTTTTGTTGGTGATACTCACGCAGCATTGGCAGTTCAAATCAACAGAGCAGCTAACCTAATTGCAGCACGCACAAGACGTGGCGCAGGTAACTATGTGGTGATTTCACCAACTATGTTAACTGTACTACAAAGTGCGACAACTTCAGCGTTCGCAAGAACAACTGAAGGACCATTTGAAGCTCCAACTAACACTAAATTTGTTGGTACTTTAAACGGAACTATGCGTGTGTTTGTTGACCAGTATGCGAGCGATTCAGCTCCAGTACTAGTTGGCTACAAAGGCGACGGTGAAATTGATGCGGCAGCTTTCTATTGCCCATACATTCCATTAATGTCTTCAGGCACAGTACTAGATCCATCAACTTTCGAACCAACAGTGTCATTCATGACACGTTATGGTTATGTTGAGCTAAACAACCAGGCTTCATCACTTGGTAACGCAGCTGACTACTTAGCGAAAATTGATGTTGTAGGCGCTAACTTGGCTTTTGCATAATATTTGTAAATAACAAGAAATACTAAAATAGGTCCTTCGGGGCCTATTTTTTTGACTAAAGATTAATTTTTTTAAAAAAAAGGTTGACCTTTAT